TAGTAGTAGAATAAATGATGAGAAGATGGTGCGCCAGATGGAGTACTGGCGCACCATTACTCAAACATACTATCATATATGAAAAAGAAAACTATTGAACACGAGATTGAATCATCTCGCGATGAACTGGCAGAAGCATTGGCTGACTCCATCAATAAGAACAGCGACGGCAAAGTTGCTTTCTTCCTTGATGCAGAAGATGATCCTTCGCAAATTACTGACTGGGTTTCTACCGGAAATAGTCTCGTTGACTTGACTATTGCCAATCGACCAAATGGTGGATTGCCTGTAGGTAGAATTACTGAACTGACTGGTCTTGAAGCATCTGGTAAGAGCCTTATGGGCGCTCACCTGCTTGCTGAAACTCAAAAGAAGGGCGGACTGGCAGTATTCATTGATACAGAAACTTCCGTATCTACGGATTTTCTAACAGCCATTGGTGTAGACGTTCCAAAGATGCTATACATCAATGTTGATACAGTAGAAGATGTTTTTGATAAGGTTGAAGAAATCATCACTCTTGTTCGCAAGAGCAGCAAGAATCGTCTTGTGACTATTCTGGTTGACTCTGTTGCCGCTGCTTCTACCAAGAAGGAACTGGCAAGCGATCACGGTGCGGATGGTTATGCCACCGGCAAAGCCATTGCTATCAGCAAGGCGATGAGAAAGATCACAGGACTTATTGCTAAACAGCGTGTATGCTTGTGCTTTACCAATCAACTTCGTCAAAAGGTAGGATTTGTTGGACTTGGCGATCCTTGGACAACCAGTGGTGGTAAAGCCATTGCGTTCCACGCTTCGCTTCGCCTACGTCTAAAGCAGTTGAATCAAATCAAAAACGCTGATAAACAGACGGTTGGTATTCGTACCAAGTGCACTGTTGTCAAAAATCGTATGGGACCACCTATGCGAAGTGCTGAATTTGACATCTACTTTGACCGAGGCATCGACAACTTCAGCAATTGGTTGGAACATCTCATTGAATGGGATATTGTAACCAATGCCAAGAAGCCAAAGGTTGCAGGTGAAAAGAAGACAAAGAAGCAGTTGGAAGAAGAAAAAGAAGAAGATAAGAAGGCAAAGAACCTACAATTCATTATGCCTGTTGAAGGTAAAGAACCCGAGACAGTTGTATTTGAAAAGAAGGACTTGCCCAAGCTGCTCAAGGACAGACCAGAGTGCAGAGACTATCTTTATAACAAACTCGTTGAGAACTTTGTTATGAAGTATAAGGCTCCTAACTCTGAAATGGCTGATGACGTTGAATACGACGAAGCATCAGAAGGAGCAGACGACTAAAATGATCGTGTGGAGTGAAATACCTCCACACGGTTTTTATTATTACGAAAGGAAACATATGAGCGAAGATGCACACGACATAAATAATCAGATAGAAGAAACGGCTATTGAGCCAAAGAATAAATTAAAAAAGACCAAGGCAGAAAAAAAGCCTAAAGCTAAGAAGACAAAGGTTGCAAAAACCCCAAAAGTAAAATTGACCCCTTTGACTGAAATGTCCTATGAGGACTTTGAAAAGCTTCTGGCAGAAAAGGGCGAAGAGGGCGTATTTGAGATGTATGCAGACGAAATCCGAGAACACGGCGATTGGATTTGGCGTGAACAAGATCGCGGAGGACCAATGTATGAACTAGACAGTTGCATCCGAATGGCCGAACAAGAACTGTTGGATGGTCTCTGGGGTCCAAGAGAAGAAGATATATAAAAATAATCATATGGAGTGAAATACCTCCATATGGTTCACAATAATAGATTTATATGATGTTTGACAGTAATACCTAATATTTATTAATATATGAAAAATCAAACATTTATTCCGAGCGATCAATTAATTACATCATTATATGAGGAGTTCAAACGAGACGATACTATTATTAGTATGATGGCATTAAGAAAAAAAAACAATTTCGGTTCTAAGACGGGAAGAAAGGTTCAGTTGGCTATTTACAAAAAGTATGGAGAAAACAATATAAAGAAAATATGCTTGAGTAGGTGTGGAAAAAGTAGAAGAGCAAAATCTAAAGGAACCTACAAACCATCGCCAGAAACAATACAAAAAAGAGCTAAAGCAATAAAGCAATCGTATATCAATGATCCAAAACTTATAGAATTGAGAAGAAAAAACGCATACAATACGATAGTGGGAAGGAAACAGACGGACGAAGAAAAAGAAAAACGTGCCAATTTGTTGCGAGGAAAAAAAAGGAGTCAAGAAACGAAACTTCGCATGTCTTTGGCGAAAAAAGGAATTCCTCTGTCAGAAAAGCATAGAAATAGTCTAATAGGAATATCCAGAAAGAAAGTAAATAGAAGTTATCCGAGAAGCGAAGAAACAAAAAAGAAGTTATCTATCATAGCAAAACAACAATGGAAAGATGGTATTCATACACCGACATATAGGTCAAAAGGTCAAATGGAGATGGAATACATTATTAAAACGATGGGGTATAACGTCGAACCCGAATTTATAATAAATGGACGACCATACGATACTTATATACCCGCAAAAAATCTGTTGGTGGAATATAATGGAACATATTGGCACAGAGATCCTCGTTTCTACAAAATTACGGAAGAAGTAAAGTTAATACACCGGAAAGATGCCGAAAAAATAAACTTGGCAAAATCCCACGGATATGATATAGTAGTTGTTTGGCAACACGACTGGGAAAGTTGCGTGGATAAAAAACAATATCTTAAAGATATTTTAAACAAACATGGAAAACAAATATAAATCAATTTTTGATAAAATAAAAAAAGAACACAATACATCGTCGTCCTCGGGATCTAAAAAATTAAACGACGACATATTGGTGGTTGATGGGCTGAACCAGTTTATAAGAACATGGATTGCCGTACCTACGTTGAGTGCAAACGGTGACCACGTTGGCGGAGTAACTGGATTTCTTACCAGTCTTGGATATGCTATAAAACTATTACGTCCTACAAGAGTTATTGTAGTATTTGACGGTAAAGGCGGAAGCCAACGCCGCCGAGACATATATCCAGAATATAAGAACAATCGTAAAGTATCTGTTCGTGTAAATAGAGCATATGAAGAAATGAGCGATCCTAAGACAGAACAGGAAGCGATGATAAATCAAATGGTGAAACTGATTGATTTTCTTCGCAGCCTGCCTGTAAGTGTAATTTCTATTGATTATATAGAAGCAGACGACGCTATTGCTTATATTGCCACACAGATGTATTCAACATCCAAGATTACCATAATGAGTGGTGATAAGGATTTTATTCAACTTATCAACGATAGAGTATGTATCTGGAGTCCTATCAAAAAGAAGATATATGGCGTACAGGATGTAATCAATGAATATGGCGTTCATCCTACCAACTTTATTTACTATCGTATATTAGAGGGCGATAGTTCTGATAATATCGATGGCGTCAAGGGAGTTGGACTCAAAACTGCCATCAAATGCTTTCCTATGCTTACAGAAAACAAGGAAACTTCGGTTGAAGAACTGTTGCTTCGTGCCAAGGATTGTATAAACGAAAAGAAGATATATTCAAGCATCGTGGAACATTCCAAGATATTGAATAGAAACTATATGCTTATGCAACTAAAGAACCCGAGTTTTGCAGGTTCGTTGCAAATGAAAATATCTGATGCTGTAGAGAATGTATATGACTACAACAAGTTTCATTTTATACAAAAACTTACAGCACACGGTATGCACTCCACTATACCAAACTATCATGTATGGTTGCAGGAAGTATTCTATCCTTTGCACGTTATGGCAAAAACTGAATAATTTTTCTAAATCAAATTGACGAAACTCCAAATGCGTCGTAATATTCTAAACATCATCATTTATGGCTCCAGTAATCATCGACAATCTACACAAATATGGTCTTGAATTTCAAGTCAAGATCATCGCAAGCATCCTTACCGACAAGACGTTTCTTGAACGTGTTGTTGACATCATAGAGATTGATGCCTTTGAGAACGAGGCACATCGCTGGATTGTAAAGGAAATCATTCAATATCACGCGGAATATAAGGACTTGCCTACTATGCAAGTTTTCAAGGTGCGTGTTGATACTATTGAAAATGCCGATTTCAAGGCAACGGTGACAGATCACCTAAAGAGTGTATATCTCAAGATCAGTGAAAAGGATCTACAGTTCGTGCGTGAGCAGTTTCTTGAGTTCTGCAAGAACCAGAAACTCAAGAACGCCATCATTGAGTCTGTCGATCATCTCAAGACAGGTGAATATGACAAGATCAAGGGTCTTGTTGATAAAGCAATGAAGGCGGGTATGGAACGCAACCTTGGTCATAACTATCACAAAGACGTTGCTACTCGTATGAGTGAAATGTGCCGCAATACCATTCCTACTGGCTGGGATGTCATCGACTCTCTTATGGACGGCGGTCTTGGGCCTGGCGAACTGGGTATTGTTGTTGCCCCTGCTGGCATTGGTAAGAGTTGGCTGTTGTGCAGCCTTGGTGCCAAGGCAATGAAGCGTGGCAAGAACATCGCCCACTTTACGCTTGAACTGAACGAAAACTATGTTGGACTACGATATGATTGCTGCTTTACACATATTGACTTTCAGGAAATCAAGCATCGCCAAGGCGAAGTTGAAGATGTCATCAAGAAGATTGATGGTAAGTTGTTTGTGAAGTATTTTCCGCTAAAGACGGTTAGTGCTCAATCGCTCAAGTTTCATATTGAACGCATTCAGGCACTTGAGAATGTCAAAATCAATGAAATGATTGTTGATTATGCCGACATTCTTCGTCCGCAGGAAAAGGAAAAGAACAGCAACAGTTATAGCGAGGCGGGAAACATCTATGAAGA